TGCGGAACCTCATGGACAACATGTATAACCAGAACTTTGGGCGCTATGCAATTTTAGAGGGTCAGGCTAACCTTGATGACCTTCTCACGCAAAGACCTGGTGGTGTAGTTAGAGTCAAGTCTCCTAACGCAGTCACACCTTTAGCTACCCCAGCATTAGAACCTTACTCATTCCAGATGTTAGAATATCTTGATAGTGTAAGAGAATCAAGGGCTGGTGTATCGAGGATGTCACAAGGGTTAAATGAGAATGCTTTAACATCTCATACTACCGCTACGGCTGTTAATGCAGTCATGGGTGCAGCACAAAGTCGAGTAGAGTTGATAGCTAGAAACTTTGCTGAGACTGGCGTTAAAGATTTGATGGTTACTATTTATGAATTACTTATGAAGAATCAAGACCATGAAAGAGTTGTTATGTTACGTAATCAGTGGATTCCTGTACGCCCTGATGTTTGGAATGATAAGTTTGATTGCACTGTTTCAGTTGCTTTGGGTGGTGGTAACAAAGATCAGCAGATGGCTCACCTTTCGAGGATGCTCCAGTTTGCAGGAGAAGCAATGAAGGGTGGATTGAGAATAGTCAGCGAACAGAATATGTATAATCTTGGAGCCTCATTAGTTAAGGCAATGGGCTTTCAGAATGTTGATGACTTCTTAACTAACCCAGCAACAATACCTCAACAACAGGAACAGCCTTCACCTAAAGAACAGGCGGATATGATGGAGGCTCAAGTTAAGAAGCAAGAGCTAGAGATTAAGGCTGGTGAACTTCAGTTAAAGGCACAGAAGATTCAGCAGGAATATCAAAAACTTCAAATAGATTCTAGCTTAAAGCAGCAAGAGATTGATTTGGAAAGAGAACAGAAACGAGCCGTAGCTATAGGAGCAACATGACACCAGAAGAAAGAGAAGGAAGAGCTAATTCACTTTTAAATGATCCATTATTTAATGAGTCATTTGATGTAATAAAAGAAGATTTAATGAATCGCTGGAATGTCAGCGGTTCGACAGAAGTTGAAGCCAGAGAATCAATCTGGCTTGCAATGAGACTGCTCGATAGAATACATGGTCATTTACAGTCCATAGTTGAAACTGGACACATGAACAAGGTTCTTAAAGAGCAACATCCATTTATCTAACAAGGAGTTTATTATGGCGGATACGCAAGAAGCCCCGCAACCAGCAGTAATCCCGACTCTTCCAGAAGGAAGCATAAGGGAAGCACAAGAAGCGTTTCTATCTTTAACGGAACCTGAAGAGGAGACACCTAAAAAGAAAGAAGCCGAAACGTCTGAAGAAGAAGTAGAGGACGTTGAAGAATCGACCGAAACAGAAGAGGAAGCATTGGAAGCATCTGATGAAGAATCTGAAGTAGAGGAGGAGGACTCAGAAGAATCCGAAGTCGAAGAAGAAACCGTTGAGGAGGAGGACGACACACCTCAGTTATATGCTGTTAAAGTAGACGGCAAAGATTATGAGGTTACTGAAGAAGAACTCTTAAAGGGGTACTCTCGACAACAGGATTATACACGTAAGACGCAAGAGTTAAGTGAGTATCGGAAACAACTTGATGATGCTAGTCAGTTTTACCAGCAAGAGGTTGCTAAGACTCAGGAGGCTCGACAGCAGTATATTAGTTCTTTGGCAAGTGCAGCACAGTTAAATCTTGCATCGCTAAAAGAATATCAAAATATAGATTGGGAACGATTGAAAGCGGAAGATAAGGAAGAGTACCTTACTAAACGGGATGAATTTCGTGAAGCCCAAGCTAATATACAACAACTGCAACAGGCACAAGCTCAAGAGAATGAGTACCAGGCTCAAGAGCATCAACAACAATTCAATCAATGGGCGCAAGAAGAATACACTAAGCTAGTAAAATTAATACCAGCCTGGGGTGTTCCAGAGCAGCAGAAAGCTATTGCTGCTGAACTGCGTACCTTTGCCAACTCTAATGGGTTTAATGACGAAGAGGTTAAACAATTATTTGACCATCGTTCTATCATTATGCTTATGAAAGCTAAAGCATGGGAAGATTCCCAAAGAAAGGCTCAGAACCTAAAGACCAAGAAAGTTAAAAAGAAGGTAAAGGTTGTGAAGAGTGGAAAGGGTGTTGAGAAGTCTGCCAGTAATAAAGCTGTACGTCGTACTGAAATGAAGCGCCTTAAACAATCCGGTCATGTAAATGATGCAGTAGGATTATTTGAGGATTTCGTTGATCTTTAATAGGAGAATATTATATGGCAATTCCTACGAATACTAGGGAAACCTATGGTGCTATAGGCATCAGGGAAGATCTTAGTAATATCATATATAATATTTCGCCAACTGAGACACCGTTCCTAAGTGGTTGTGGTCGTGAGACTGCTGAGAATACTTACTTTGAATGGCAGACAGATGCATTAACCGCAGCAGCAGCTAACCGCGCTACTGAGGGAAATGATCCAACTTCTACTGCTGTAAGTGAACCAACTAGGGTAGGGAACTACACGCAAATTTCCGTTAAAGCAGTCCAGACTTCTGGAACAGCCGAGGCGGTTAATTTTGCTGGTAGAAAATCTTCCCAAGCGTATCAGTTAGCGAAACGCGCCAAAGAAATGAAGCGTGATATGGAAAAGATGTTGATGGATAACGTAGCACAATCCGCTGGTGCTGGTCCAAGCCCCGGCCCTGCAACCGCGAGAGTGACAGCAGGTCTAGGCGCATGGGTAGCTACCAATTACTATACTCTTGGAGGCGCACCTTCCCCACCGGGGCTAGGTTCTGCTTCTAGTGGTAATGGTACGGATACTGCTAGTGATGCTACATCAGTTGGAACATTAACCGAAGCCGGTATGAAGACCGTAATCAAAGAATGCTTTGATAGCGGTGGAACACCGGATACCATTCTTGTTGGCTCTGCTAATAAGCAGGTTATTTCGGCCTTAACTCAAACAGTGTCAGAACTAAGGACATCAGCAGATAAGTCTGCTCCTGCTCACGTTGTGGCTTCTGTTGACGTTTATGTTTCCGATTTTGGAACTTTTAAAATAATTCCAGATCGATTCCAAAGAGCGCGTGATTGCTGGTTTATAGACTTTGACTTCTGGGCTGTGTCGTATCTACGACCGTTCATGACCGAAAGTCTAGCGAGGACTGGGGACAGTATAAAGCAGATGATTCTGGCTGAGTACGGACTCCAATCTAAGAACCAAGCATCAAGTGGTTTCTTGGCTGACGTATAGGTGTAAAGGTGGGGGTGTAAAAACCCCCACTTATCTATGAAGAAAAATATAGAAGATTATTTATTTCATAAAAAGAACTTCCTTAGTAAAGGCTTCTGTAAGTCTACCATAGAAAAATTAAAAGAAAGTGAATGGGAAGGTCATGATTTTACTGGTTATGAAACAAATGATCCTGAACATGGGTTTGGATGGCAGAGAGAAGTTAAGTCTAAGCACGAACTTGAGCCAGAGTTCATAGGGTTTACAAGCCCCGCTTGGGATGAAGATCTTGCTAAGACTAATAACTTTATTATTAAAGAACTTTCCTCTACATTAACAGAGTATGTTAGAAGTTTTGGCTACAAATGGTTTGATGGGTGGAATGGATATTCGGTTGTTAAGTTTCTAAAGTATGCAGAGACTCACAAGATGGCTGAACACTGTGACCATATCAGCTCTTTGTTTGATGGTAAGGTAAAAGGAATACCAATGCTGTCTGTTGTTGGACAGCTTAATGATAACTTTGAAGGTGGTGAGTTTGTAATGTGGGGTGATAAGGTTATACCATTCGAGACTGGTGATATTATTATATTTCCATCTAACTTTATGTACCCACATAGGGTAGAGCCTGTAACAAAAGGAGCTAGATATTCTTATGTCTCTTGGGCCTACTAATTTTAAAATAGCAAGGGGGTTATTAACTGGTGAACTGTTGGATTTTCTTGGCGTATATGCCTTCACTAAGGCAACAGATCCTAACTCCATACCTACTGAAGAGACGCATGGGTTTGTAGACGATCAGATACCAAATACTCCTGCGTGGCATAACGATCCGGCAATGATAATCTTGCTATATCATTTCTTGCCCAACGTGGAGAATTTTGCTAACACAAAACTAAGGCCAACTTATGCTTATTTAAGAGTTTATAAAAATGGTGATGAGTTAGAGGAACATACAGATAAACCTAGTTGTGAGTTCAGTATCACTCTAACTTTAAAGAGAGAGCGTAATGAAAATATCTGGCCTATTTATTTAAAAACATGCAATGATAATCATTTTGCGGATAAAGTTCATAAAGTAGAGTTAGAAGAAGGAGATGGACTTATTTATAAAGGAATAGAAAGCCCTCATTGGAGGGATGAATTTGAGGGCAGTAGATTAGCCCAAGTATTTTTACATTACGTAAGGAGATAGTTATGCCTAAACAAATGAAGGGTTATAGTTTTTCAGATAACAAAGTAGGAGAAGCTGTTGATAAGGCTTCCAGAAGTACAGGAGATGCCTATGGTGGTATTACAGGTATCATTTCTAAACTAGGCACTGGCGGTACCGTCAAAGGCCAAGACAATCAAAAAGAGAAAGGATAATGGGAAAGAAAAAAGAAGTAGAAGGTCCAATCACTTTATACTCGCCTGTGCATAGAGGGGGAAGTGAAGGAATAAAGAAGATCATAAAATCTCTTGATTCAGGAAAGAGTGGTTATAAGAATCCGGGCAATAGCCCGAAACACTCAGTGGAGAATCCATTTAAATAAGGAGTTGTAATGTTTGTATATGTAAAGACTCCTACCATTGCGGTAGTTGATGGAATTCTTTCTTTAGAAGAATGTTCACAAGTGATAGAGCATTCCAGAAGTAAGCTAAAAAGAAGTACAGTTGCAACAGATGATGGCTTAGTTCCTGATAAAGATAGAACTTCTCATGGTGTATTTCTTCCTCACTCTGATTTTCCAGAGTTATGTCAAAGAGTTGCTGACATTGCAGCTATTCCGTTAGAAAGAGCAGAGCCTATAAATGTTTTGCGATATACTAACGATCAAGAGTATAAGCCTCATTATGATGCTTTGGATGGGGTATATCTTGAGAATGGTGGGCAAAGAATATTAACATGTTTAGTTTATTTAAATAATGCTGTTGGTGGTTCTACTGCATTTCCTAAATTAAACTTAGTAGTCGGAGCTATTGGCGGAAGACTTCTAATGTTTGGTAATGTAGATGAAAATAATAAGGCACATGACTTATCATTGCATCAAGGACTGCCACCACATGAAGGTGAAAAATGGGTGATGACTTTATGGTTCAGAGAAAAGATAGTAAATTAGAGAAGGCATTCGGAGCGAAGAAAGAGAAGACTCCAGAGAAGCCAAAACATAAAACTGCTGAAGAGCATCTAAAGGATTGGTCTGAAGATCAAACCAGAGCTATAGGCGGTAAGGGGTTCTTAGTGGGATGAAAAGAAGAACTGGAGAAATATTAGATGTAATGCCATACAGGTATCAGGAATGGATTGAAGAGCCTGATGGATCTGTATCTATAACTACTCATCAAGATGTAGAGCCTACAATAGAACAGAACAAAAGAGATTATAATCTATTTGGGGATAAGCTAACTGCAGGAAAGATGGGTGAATGGCATAAAGTAGCTTCTATACCATTGACTGTCTACGATCAGTGGAAGAAAGAAACTAACGGAGCTATAGATAAAGATCCTAAGTTACTAGCTAGGTATTTAAATGATCCTGATAATAAATATTTTAGAACTGCACCAACAAAACTATAGAGGAAATAATGATGGCAGATTTATATAGATTAAACAATTTTAATTATACGTTTACCGCTACTGATAGCTCGGTACTATTGAGTGATGCTATATCTGCACAATGTAACGCAATCATAATTAATGCAAGTGAGCCTGTATTTATTAAAATAACAAAACATGGCGATGCAGCTACGGCTGGCTCTTGTGGCTATTTTATAAAAGATTGGCCTCATTATGTGCGCGTTAGTGGCGGAGATCAAGTTGCAGGGCTAAGAGCAGGATCAAGCAACTCTGTCGTATATATTACTGAATTGACTGAATGAGAATTTCTGACCCAGATATTTATAGACTTGCAAATAAATTGCATTCTATAACAACCTCTACAACCTCTACCGAAATGGCAGAGGCGGTTGGCTCTGGTATTGATGCTGTAATGATAACAGCTACAGAAGACGCTTATCTTGCGTTTGGTGGAGAGGTAGAGAATGTCGCATGGAGCGCAGTAACAGGAACCTGGGCAGAACAAACAAACTCGTGGAAAGAATACGATCCTGTTGGTGAGGGTTATCAAGAGAAAGATTGGCCTACTTATTGGCGTATTAGTTCGGGGCAGAAAGTATCCGCTTTACAGGTATCTGCTGCTGGAACAGTATACATTGCGGAGATGACAAGATAATGGCCATAGGAACTTATGCGGAACTTCAGACTGCTGTAGCCAACTGGTTAGACAGATCTGATTTAACTGACAGAATACAAGAATTCATAGACTTAGCTGAAGCAAGAATAAATCGTAACTTGCGCCTTCGTCTTATGGAGACAACTGCTACTGGCACATTGGTAGCGGGAACTAGAGATTATGCATTACCCACAGATTATATACAGGCAAGAACATTCCATTTGACTCTTGACCCTATAGTTCCATTAGCTTATGTTACACCAGAGATAATGAATAGGATATGGGCTGGATCTACTGGTGGAACTCCAGAGTCATTCACCATCATTGGTGAGAACTTCAGACTTGGGCCGTCACCTGCAACTGCTGACGGTTATTCTATGCTGTATTATAAACGGATACCTGCATTAACCCCTGCTGCTACAACTAATAGTATGCTTACATATAATCCTGATATATATTTATATGGATCTCTATTAGAGGCAGAACCATTCTTAATGAATGACCAGAGGGTGCAGTTATGGGCTACAGCTTACAGACAAGCTGTAAACGATTTACAAGTTCAGGATGACAAAGATC